TTGCCACTCGATTGTCATCAAGTTCATGGACCGTCTAGCGGTACGCAAGTCATAGCCAGACCGCATCTCACGGCCCGCGCGTTCCCATGCTTCTTCCGCAATCTCGGTGAAGTCCATATTGAACGCTGTAGTGCCTGATGTGGTCATAACAATCTCCTAAGTGTACAACGTAGCTTTACGTCTATCTTCCATGACCGCTCCACACCCACGAGCAATATCACGTTTGCGACGAGCTAGTCCGCCACTTGCTAGCTTGACTGTAGCAGCTTTTGTGTTTTTTACTACAGTCTTGCCTTTAGCGCCCTCGCTCTTCTTCTTTTTAGCCGTAGTGGCTCGTTGCGACTTACTTAAACTGTTCGCCTTACTTCGAGGTAAACACCTATCTGGGTTTTTCTTGTCTTTAGAAGTGCCGCACTCGCCTTTGATCTTCCCATCGGTACCGATGCGAACCCACTCTTGATCCCGCCACTTCTTCAGCTCACCCATTACGATTTCGCCTTCTTACCTTTGCTACCCTTAGCATAGTTTGGGTCTTTACAATACTTAGACGCGGCCATATTCGCATAGGCAGACGGGTAGGTGTCAAAAGTGCGTTTAGCCCACGACTTACCTTTTGCGCATATCTTCCCGCCTGATTTGTAATATCTACGCATTAGCGCATCTTACAAACTTTGCCGCCACGAGCCATGCCGTAGCCACGAATCTTGCCGCCTTTTTTGTAGCCTTTCTTCATCATGCCACCAGCTTTTTTCTTAATCACGCCGCGTCCCATTAGGACGTCTTTCTGCGTGACTTTACCGTCACCACTAAGGTCAGGCATCTTACCGCCAGCCTTATAGCCCTTCTTCATCATGCCGCCAGCCTTCATCATAGGCATCTCGTCTGCACGGCGTTTTGCGGCACGGTTGCCGCGCTCAATCGCACCTGCTTCTTCAGGAGTAACCATGGTATTAGGGCGTGCTTTAGGCCGCATAGACGTCATAGGGGCGCTAGTAGCCGCTTTCTTTTTCTTCATCATGCCCGCGGGGCGTGCTTTAGGTCTCATCATTGTCGGTATCCTTATATAGGTTGTTAAATACGCGATTTGTATCCCAGACGTAATCCACGTCTTCTTTAGAACCATACGAGTGTTGGTTTGGCTTGAAGTCTGGGGCACCTTGGCCTGTTTCAAACCACGCAGGGTGCGTAACGCGAACCCGGTTATTTGGTAGTGCTACTATGTTACCTGTATACTCTCCGGCATCTAGCAATTCAAGCACGTGGCTTTGCTTATGCTGCGCTGGGTCGTCAGCCACTTCATTATCAGTGTAGTCTACGGTAAAATAATACTTGGCGGGGTAAAACTCGCCATCTACTTTAGCTATCCATGGCGCAGGAGACGCACGTTCTATCTTATACACACTATGAGTGTGAGACATGCAGTCCCAAGGTTGCGCTAGATACGGTGGCAACTCTGTAGGCCATTCTTCAAGGGGAGTGTCGGCGACAAGCGCCGTAAGCGGTAGACGTGCCCACATGGCCCCACCATGAACATTAGGTTCATCTGTGTCATCAGACTCACACCCAGTGAATATCACTTGGAAGCTCAACGTCCGATTAGGCATTGTGGTTACAGCGACGACCATGGCGTGTAAAAACTCTCCGTGATAACCCTCTAAATTTTTCGTATACTCCCTCCGCACCCATGCTTTGAAATACGGAATACTACTTGTTAGGTAAGGCATTAAGTTCCTTTTTTCGTTTTTTCGCTGCCGCCTTCTTACGCTGTTGCGATAGTTTAGAAGGAGACGATTGGATTTGTTTCTTCATCTGCGTACGACCAATAGCCATCTAACAGTTCCACTTCCGCAGGCTCTTGTTGATCCGACTATCCGGGTCGTTAGCCGTCTTTGCGCTTGTGTTACGTTTCTTCATGCCCTGCATACGGGCGCAGAAAGACTTCCGGCGATTCGCAGCCTTTGAGCCTTTCTTGAGCTTACTCGGCTTTGTGGTAACCGCAGTCTTCAGCTTACTTCCGGGGTTAGCCTTGCGGTAGCTGGCCACGCCTTTGGCATTGAGCCCACCGGACTCACTCTTGCCTTCTTTGCGTGTCCACGCAGGAGACTTCTTAACGGAGCCACCTGATTTGTAATAGCACCGCATAGCACACCTCTAGCTGTAAAATACTGTCATGGCGCTGATGTTGGTCATAGCCGTGATAAGTACGTCATTCTGACACCGGAGACCCCAGTCTGGAATGTTTACCGAGTGTGAGTCTGAAGCAAGGAAGTCTAGGTCAAGAACAGTCCGACCACCAGAACCATCAGTGATAGTAAGGCGTCCTGCGCCACCTGCGGTAGTCAACACCTGAACCTGACGGATTCGTGCGGGGCCAACACCAAGAGAGGCGGCAGTAGTGACTCGTTTCGACTGTACGTCTGAATTAGCCATCCGTTATCCCTTCTTTTTTGAAGGACGGCCACGCTTCTTAGCAGGTTTTGTTTCCCACGCCTCATTCACATCAGGAGTAGAAGGGTCGTCTGCTTTAAGCGTACCGTCATCATTTCGAGCACGAACAGGAGTTGTTTTGATGGGAGAACCATCAGCGTTGAGTCCGCGACGTGCTAGCTCTTCCGCAGAAGCTGGTTTGAATCTACTCATAACCTAACTCCTTACGCTGCTGCGATTGTGGCACCTGTATCAGAACGCTTCCAGTCTGTGCCATTAGAGAAGGCCAAGATTGCTGCGCCTGCTGCACCGTTAGAAACGTATACAAGCGTACCAGCACCTGCATCAGAGGCTGATGGAGCGGTTGCAACTGTGTATGTTGGAACTTTGATATCGCCGATAAAACCAGCGGTTGAGGTCACTGGACCTGAAAATGTAGTCGAAGCCATTTTAAGTACCCTTTGCATAAGGATTCGCTCTGTAGTCTATGCAACGTCAGGAGGGCTGGAACCTGTCTACAAAGCTGATGTTTGCCCTAGTGACTACAGAATACACCAGGTCTAAACAAAAAGAAAGAGGCGATCCGAAGACCGCCCCTGACTTTAGTTATGAGTGGAGACTTACGCCGCCCCTGCAGAACCGAAGACACAACGTGGGTCGCTAAAGCCGAAGCTGTAACGCTCACGCGCTTTGAAGCGCATGTTACCTGTGTCGAAGTCACCTTCCATGTTGGTGGAAAGTGGTGTCCGCTCAAAGTGGATCATACCACGAGGAGCGTCGGTCTTGACAAAGAACGCATCCGGATCCGTCAGGAAGTCGTTAACGGCATAACCGTCAGGCAACATACCCATGGAGCGAATTGCGTTAGTGTCGTTGTCGGCTGTGCCAACACGCAAGTTTGAAACCATCAAGCGTTCTGCAACGAATTGCAGCTGACGCGGGATGATCAACTTAGTGCCGCGAAGTGCGACCTTCAAACCACGTTCGTCAACAAAACCTGCGATGTTGATCAAAGCATCTTCAAGAGATGTTTCGTTCAAATCTGCAGCTACTGCTGGCGTGTTTGCAAACGTGCCGCCGTTAGTAAGCGGGTGGTTTGTTGCACAAAGAGCAACGCCGTCACCACCAGCCGTAGCACCACCCGTAAAGGCGTTGTTAAGAACTGCAGCAGCCTTAACTTGCTTTGTGTGTGCCATCGAACGAGCCAACGCACGAGTGTAACGCGAACCAAGACGATCATAAAGATTGTCTTCGATAGCTTCCTCAGTGATTGAGAAGGCCAACGCCACTGTTTCGTGGTTGTAACGAGCAGTGTATGCTTCGTTAGCGTCGTCAAAGTTGATTGCAGAACCTTCCGATTTAGTCGGTGCTGCCCCAAAACCACTCAACATCACTTCCTCTTCGAATGCTCGATCAGAAGACTCTGTTGTGAAGATCTCTGCATGTTGGTTTTCGTACCGTGAGTACTCCATACCAAACAAAGCGTTGAGACCTGGTTCAAGCTCTTTCGCTAATTGTGCGCGAGAAATAGCCATTTTTTAGACCTCCTTAAACGCCAGTGGTCGATGGAGTACCAGCAACAATCGCGCCGTTGGCGGAATTAAAGCTGTTATTCAATCGAACGATTACAGGGATACCAGCGGCAGCGAAGTCTGCGTTGTCTGGGTCGTTTTGAATACCCATGATACGCAGCTGCAGTGCAGCGGTTGTGGCGATAGTGCTGACACCCAACTTAGCAGAAGAGATACCAGTGGTTGAAGAACCAGAAGTAGCTGTTGCAAAGTTTGCGTTTGCGAACACATGTCCACGCGCAGTTGCTTCGTTAGTAAGAGAAGCATCTGAGCAGATAACATATGTCTGCATTGGGTTGTCATACACAAAGGCTGTGACGGGATGATTAGTATCCGCGCCTGACCCAGGCCATGAGTTGGAGTAAATTTTTTCACCAGTTGTTGACGAAACGTATTCGCAACCCCAGAAAACACCAAGTAAACCTACTGTGCCGCCTGCTGCCGCGCCAACAATGTCAATAAAGCCAGTTGAAAGCGGGATAACAGGGGAGCCTTGATAGATCGCGTTAGTGTTGCCTGCGGCAATACGATACTCAGTCACACCAGTGGTGTTCGCAGCCTGTCCGACTACGCCAATCGGACGTAGTCCGAAGGCACCATTACTGTTTGCCATTTGAGCAATCCTCTAATTTAATTGGAGTCGCGTTCACGACCACCAAAAGTTACACGACTTTGCCGATCATTGTGAATCGGCATTGAAGGATGTTGTTCCTTCATCAGGTCCTGGTCTACAGCTGTCATCTGTTCGCGGGTTCGGCCCCCGTAGTACTCGTTTCTTTCGCGAGCTGTCTGTACAGGCATACGGCACAACATCAGTCCACCTTGACCAATAACACCTTCATACCGACCATCGTCGATAGTTGGGGCTTCATAGTCAGGATATTCGTCTTTACGGACGGGTTCCCATCCTTCACGGAGCTTGGAGTTGACATTCATTTTGTCTTCCTCGCCTCGCATAGAGACTCGTATCCATCGATGCACAAATCCCTCTGGGGCATCTGGTGCGGATAGGTGACTGGGCGGTGCCCAAGGTTTTCTGCGCGTTTCTGTTTCGCGTGTTGCGCTTTTGCGCGGTGTTCTAGTATCAGTCATCATCTCAATCCTTTACATACTTTGCGTATTCTTCAAGAGGTACGCCTAGCTTCTTTGCAATCGCAACTGCGGAATGCGATAGCTTGACTGACCTGCGCCCTGATTTCGTGCTGCGGGATGCGGAGTTACCAGCAGAAGCGACCTGACTTCCTCCACCCGATTTGTTCGCCGATTGAAATTTGTGCGGAAACTCCCCACGCATACGACGATTAACTTCACTATAGTACTCATCGCTGTTCGGGTCAAACCCCTGTTCTTCGACAAGCTCTTGGTGAATAGTGTACGCAGCCGTGGTCATAATTTTATCCTGACCAAACCACTTGTTCTTGTCCTTCCAAGCAACAGCCTTTTCATCCGGCACAGGAGCCGCTTGTTGTTGTGGCTGCTGCTGGACAGGCGCGGCTTGCTTCACAGGCATCTTAGCCTGCTGTTCTGCCCGAGCTTTCGCAGTATTGTACTGCTGCTGTTGCACGGCGATGTTCGACAAAGCCTGCTGCGCTTCCAGCATCTTGTCCGTGTCGCCTGCCTCGTAGGCTTCCTTATAAACGCGCTTGGCACCTTCAGTCTGGGACTCAAGCCTGCTGCCGTACTCAGAAAGATACCCTGTATCCAAGGCCTTTACACGAGTCTTGAGCTTGTTGTTTTCCTCAATAAGCTGCTGAGATAAACGTACCGCTTCAGCCTTGTCACGCTCTTCTTGACGATATCTCTCTGTCAGTTTCTTGATGCGTGTCTGCACACCCTTACTGTACGAGTCTAGCTCGTCCTCACCCGAGGCCTGCTTGACTTTGTCTTCAGTCTGACTTTCAGGTTCCTCGTAAGTAACCTCAGTGTCGTTATCAATTTCAGTGTTTTCCGTTTCTTCGGTCATAACATACCCCTAAACATGTTTGATATCATCTGGCTCTAAAAGCGTGGCGATTACCTCATCATCATTGATGATGCGAACTTCCCCGCCATCAATCTTGAACCTAGATCCAGAGTACCGACCAATGCATACCCACTGACCCTCCTTGCACCAAGGCTCATTATCAGCCCCAAATTTACCTGGGTCTTTGTATGCCAGTGGGCCGAGCTTCATCACATAAGCTACAACCGTGGCTACAGACTCACGTTCTCGAATCTCATCAGGAATATACAAGCCGCTCGATGTCTTAGCCTTGCCTTGGTACGGCATAACTAAAACCCGCCAACCTGTCGGCTGCGGGAGACGTTCTAGTAACGGTTTGTCTAAAAGGGAGGGGTCTAGCACCCGCTCATTAGCGTCAACATATGCGCTCTTCAAAGACTCGGGGTCAGCTTTCGCTGATGCCTTTTCTTTGTTCATTTTCTGCGCAACGTGATCAGGAAGATATAAGGTCTTCGACATCGTCTACGTTTCTCTCCAGCAGGGACTTAATTTCTTCACGCGCAAGAGAGAGTCCCCGTATCTCCCCTACAGACATTTTGTACTGCTCCCAGTCTTTAACAGCACCGCTTGCAAGAGCAGCAGAGATATCTTTCTCCCGCTCTTCAAGTTTCTTATAGATGTACTTTGCCCAATCGACAACATCCATTATAGGTTGTCCTTGTATTCCTCTTGTAGGTCAGATGTAATCGGTCCACCTTCTACCCACTCATTACATGTGTTCTCACTACTACACACAAATTTGAGGAGTTGGCAATAGCCTGTGCTTCCTGACTCGTCTTCGATACATTCTTGCATAGACTCAGACTGGTTATACATGCCGCAAGATCCACAGCTTTCGTCGTTGCGAAATGCCACCGAAGTGTTGGGCTCTCTATACCCATGCTCATACTCCGCCATGTCCATGTTCTCCATGTTCACGTCCGGATCCTGAGTGGGAAGAGGGCAAGTCGTACCTTCTTCAGTTTCCTCCATTGTATCGACAGGCATACCGTCCGGAAGAATGCTGATCATAATTGTAGGCATATTGATTACTCCATGATCTCAAAGTGAGGCGCATCGATAAATGGACGACGGCCCTGTGAACGCCGTAAGTCTACATACTCGTTCATAGCTTCTTCTGCAGTGCCTTCATAGGCTCCAAAGTCATCGATGTGCCAAGCCGCCCCCCAGCGGATTTTGACCCCGCAATCCTCGGCAGCGTCTTTCATGGCATCAGCAATCTCATCGTAAAGATTCAACTCCCATCGACCCCCGTCGATATACGCCATTAAATCAACAGCATAACCTCCAAGATGTTTACTCTTCATAGTCTGCGAAGCACCTTTTGCGACCAACGCTTCCTGCTCTTTGCGGGTTCTTAGTCCGCAAATCACACTAAAGTCCTGTTCGGAACGCCCAATGGCTGCGCGTACAACGGCCTGCAAAGAGGGATCAACGCCTTCAAGGCGTTCGTTGCTGCGGTTTCCTAGTTTGTATGTCATTTTGTTAATCCTTGTTTTTTCTCGTAGCTACGAAGTCCACCTAATCCAAGCATACCCATCATAACCGTCATCAAGCTACCCATGTCAAACGTGGGTAGTTCTGGTATTTGAACGCCAGCGACAGAAACCCCGAAAACAATGAGTGGCTGCAAAACAAAGTGATAGGCAAATGCCGCACCGCAGACCCACCCAATAAACGGACGCCATCCGCCCTTAAAAACCGAACCGCTGGCGGCTTCAGCCTTGTTGACTTCAACTTGCGCCAGCATTGCCTCTTGCGCATGTTTGTCCGCCATCGTGCTGAGATCGTGCGCCAACTGCGCAGCTTGGTCTTTGTCTTGAATAAATTTGCCTGCCAGTTCCGTTGCTGGACCTATAAGTGTGCTTAGTATGCCCATTACTTTCTCCCCATCCAAGCGGTTGCGCCCATGAACGCACCGACTATGCCTGCACCTGAAATGTAGAACAAGTTAGAAATATCGCTCAATGCAGTGACCCGATCAAGAGGTATGAAAAACATTGTAGCCGTGAACACCCCCATACCTATCAGAGTCCACCGAGCCATGCGAAGCTGGGCCAGGTGTTTGCGCAGCGCGTCTTCTGTCTCTCGGATTTCTTTAGCCTTTGCCATCTCAGAGTCCGACACAACTCCATCGCCATCCATATCGTAGGCATCATACTTGCTTTGGTCTTCAAGTTTTTTAGCTGACATATTACACCTCTATGTTCAACTTCGTTCCTTGCGGCCTATCCGCTGTAGTCTTGCGACCAAACCTATCATAACTTTCCTGTAAATCAAATCTCTGCTTTGCAAGCGCCTCTAAGTGGTTGTGGTTGGCCCTATGAGCCTTTTCTACCCTCTGCTCCACCAAGTGCGTTTCTATGCGCTCACGCGCCCTCGTTTGAGCGTGTATGTCGCTGCCCACGTTAAACGGCATGTTGCTACTTATTCCTTGTGTCCCATCCGCCACAGCCGCCCCTTTTCATAACCCACTCGGCTATTCTGCGATGGTGAGTTATTATCACAACTTTTCCGTATTTGTCATATACAACGTAATCACCTCTCTTATTCCGGTACAACCTCAAAGCAATACACCACCGTAGTACTGTTAGTTATCAACACTTTAGCCCGTTCAAGCTCTTCCTTGCACTCGACCTCAGTTGTCAACTGTTCAAGCTGATAATACTCCAGTTTGTTATTTGTAAACATGAACCAAACTAAGAACCACATCACCACTTGCCCTGACTTCTACCCATGAAATACAGTACAATAGCCAGACCAGCGATGCCTGAAAGCACCAGCAAGATACCTACGGTCCACTCTATTAAAGCGCGTTTAAATTCCTCTTTCTTGTAAATCTCTTCTTTCCGTTGTTTTCGCATCTGGGCCTCGATCTGTAAAACTTCCTCCCAAGCGGAGGGTCCGTACTGAAAACTGATGAAGCTCTTGATTTCATTGCGCATTTCTGACATCTTTTTCTTTTGCGCAAAGATTTCCACAGCATTTTGCGTGTCAGAGCCTTTGAACTGATACCACGGCGGATTCTTGACTTGCTCTTCAGCGTAGGCAAAATCACTGCAAGCCTTGCCCCATTGACCAAGCTGACCAGAAATATCTTGGAGTTCACGGCCTACGGCAATGCCCTGACGAATCGCGTTGTATGCGGACGTAGCTAATCCAACCGCTGTAATAGGATCAATCATGTTTCCGTATACCTTGCTGGGCAGTAGGCGTCGGGGTGGACAACGTACCTTTTATCGTACCATTGACCGTTCTTTCCGCCCGATGCGCCACAGTCGTAGTAGCAGGCTTTATAAAACCAGCTGCCGTAGTTGTGTATGAAAGTGTGTCCGTACCCCACGAAGACCAACGCGCACAGCACTAGAACTCTCCGACAAACCTCTGAGGTCGGGCTATCGGGCTGAACCGCTTGTTAACCATACCACCAGAAGCATACTTGCTTTTACCCGCCTTGCTTAAAGCAATGGCAACCGCCTGCTTCTGCGGTTTTCCAGCAGCCATTTCAGTCTTGATGTTCTGGCTGATTACGTCCTTTGATCGACCCTGTTTAAGAGGCATTGTTTCAACCTCCTCGTCGCATCTTGTCACGTTGAACTTGGATACGCTCTCGATTCACGTCGTTACGGTTGTCCGCGATCTCTTCCTGACTTTCGATCCTAGCCGCTGCAGACGCCGCTTGCTGCTGCATTTTCTGCAACTCAATCAACATGTCGCCCTGATCTTCTTCAGTCTTACGCTGCAGATCTTTCTCTTTCAGAGCTAGCTCCTGCATCCGTATCTGAACCAAAGGATCGCTCATTGGATCGTTGCCTGCTGGAAGCAGCCCTGGCAGGATCTCTGCCATGATCTTCTCCATCTGTAGCGAAATCAACTTCTCCATCTGCCCCGGATCCTGCATGTCCTGCTGAACCTGCGCGATCTGCTGCTGCGCCGCTACCGGATCGATAGCTCCGCTTTGAGCCGCCAACTGTGCCTGTCCAATAATCCCTTCGATCTCCGCCATCACCATTAGGCGAGACTTCTGAGAAACGTGTTCCATAACGTGGGAGTAGAACGTGCCCATGACTTGAGGCGATGTAGACACCAAGGGAGTCTTCATAAACGCCATGTGCATCCGAATGTGCGCGTCATGGTCTTGCTCTGGGAATGTATTCAAAATCTCACCCATCAAAGCACGAGCATTCTCGATGGCAGGATCTAAAGGCTGCGGTTGCGGAGGAGGAGGGAGCACTTCATCGATGTTCTGAACCTCAAGGGCCTGATACATCCGACGATACGCCGCATACAGATTATGCACTTGTGGGTTTGACTGCGCAAGCT